TGATTATCAATTGTGGATTGATAATGACATTGTGTTTAACACGGAGAAGTTCTGGCAACTCTGTGATATGGCATTTCCTGCGGAAGCAGTGAATGAAGATGACACTGTTGATCAGAGCAAACTCCGTCCTATCACCAGTGGTTGGTATTCTACAGAAGATGGTAAGACTACATCCGTAGCACACTGGTTAGAAGAAGATGACTTCAAGAACAATGGCGGAGTCATGAATCATGAAACCATCGAGTCTATCAGTAAGCGTCGGAGTCCCTTTACAGTGGATTACACTGGTTTTGGTTGGGTACTCATTCAGAACGGTGTCTTTGAGAATATGGAGTACCCTTGGTTTGCTCCGAAGATGCAGGTGTTTGACTCTGGTGAAGTTCAGGATATGTGCGGAGAGGATGTTTCATTCTGTCTTGATGCAAAGGATATGGGTATGGAGATCTGGTGTGACCCCCGGATCCGCGTGGGACACGAAAAGACTCGGGTAATTTGACATGAGCATTCAGTATAATATCAAGTATAAAGGAGAGACGATTCATAAAGGGGTCTCTCCCGAAGAAAGCACGGATATCCTCATGGATTATGCGGAACGATATTATACTGAAGATAATTTTAATATAAATGATTTAGAACTAGAGGAGATTGTAGTATCATGATGAGTAAAAAGACTGGTGAATTCCAAAGTGGAGCACCGAAAAAAACACGTCAAGGCAAGAGCGCCCGGACTCTTCTCTCGGCAACGAGTCGAAATGGGAAGAAGAAAGCATATAGGGGTCAGGGTAAGTAATGACCTCTCCTGCGTCCTTCTTCCTTGGTCTCAGGACTTATCTAGCACCCTCTACCGTCTGTGACGGTGTGGGTGTTTTTTCATTGAAACTTATAAAACAGGATAGTCTCATTTTTCAACCAAGTTCCAATATTCGTAGATTACCTTGGAATGCAATTGATGAAGATATACATGAGCATGTTCGTTCATTAACAAATAATGATCTATATGGTTTCTGGATTGATGATAGTTTAGATCGATTAGGGCATCAGTATTATATCAATCATTCTCAGACTCCTAATGTCTCATATAATCACAGTAATAGTTGTTTATATGCTATGGTAGATATCGAACCCGGTACAGAATTACTTACATACTATCATATGGAGGAAAGAGATTGGCTTACTTAAATCATAATCTACCAACATTTACTTGTTATATTCGTAATGAGTTTTTGTTTAATCACAAGAAAGGTCATGGACAGGTCACTTTATGTGACGTACATAGTGTAGCATCCTTAGAGAAGCATGTACCCCTCTTTGAGGTCTTTCTAGAGAATGGGGTCAATTGGACTCGCAGACCGATACATTCTTTATGTTGGAAGAAAGATGCACCCAAACCAGAATTAAACGAATGTATGTGGTGGGATTGCTTCTCTCCTTATGTTGATGTACAAATTCGTTCAAGACTTGCTGGTTTAAGAGCAGAATTAATCAATTATAAGAATGAACGTAACGAAGGTATCTATCTTTTTACTCTTGATTGGTCATGGGAGTCTAAATCGACCCTAAATACTAACTTTAGTGAAACACCTGAGCATAAATGTGCTCATTTTTTCAAGATGGACAATGGTAATTTCTATGCATACCCCAATAATAAGATTTTGTGGTATGACGATGCATGGACAAAAGACCGAATTACCAAAAATCCAGGTTTTGAGATTGATCTGACGGAGTATTCAGTTGAAAATACCCGTAAAATCGAGACATCAGACAATTTTATGTACGAAATTAACCAGTTAGAGGACTAAAATGACCGATAAAAACGAAAAAATGCTTCGTGAGATTGCTTTTGATGCAATGACACCCAAGAAAACTGACAAACTCAAGGAAAATGAGATTTTTGAGTATGTAGAGGATGAAGTAGAGAAGGACGACGAGAAAAAAACTCTATTTGGTTGAATAAATAAGGTAGAATTACTCTAATTTACCTTAAAAAGTGCCGATAGAACGCCGCTCTCAGTCCTTTAAGGACCTAAGTATGACTCTCAAGGTGAATCCAATCACCAATGACCTTGTAGCACTTAAAAATGCTAACGCAGTTGCGCGTTCTCTCCGTAATTTGGTCTTCACTGACCAGGGAGAACGCTTTTTTGCACCTGAAACTGGTGGAAGCATCAAAGCTTTGTTATTTGAGACCATGGATTCACTCACTGCGCTTGATGTTGAACAATCCATCGAGCAAACAATCAGAATCCAGGAACCAAGAGTCCAACTTATCAAGGTAAAAGCAACACCAAACTATGATTATAACGTAATGGATGTTCGTATCCGGTATAAAATTATTGGATTAGAACTTGAAACACAACAGTTAGAATTCGCGTTACAACCAGCACGATAATGCCATTAGTTAATTTTTCAAATCTAGACTTTGATCAAATCAAAGAGTCGCTCAAGGACTACTTGAGGTCGAACTCGGATTTTACTGACTATGATTTTGAAGGGTCTAACCTATCGGTTATTGTTGATACTCTCGCATATAATACATACCTCAATTCCTATAATGCTAACATGGTTAGCAACGAGGTATTCATTGATAGTGCGACTTTAAGAGAAAATGTTGTTTCTCTTGCAAAAAACGTCGGTTATATCCCAAAATCAAAAACTTCTGCAAAGTCACTTATCGAATTCTTTGTAGATACGTCCAGATATACATCACAACCAGGTTATATTACTCTCAAGAGTGGAGTTTTTGCAGTTTCAAGAAGTTTTGGTGCAAGAAACGCAGTTTTTAATATTGTTGATGACATTACTGTCCCAGTTGTTGATAATATTGCAGAATTTAGCAATATTTTGATTTATGAGGGTACATATATTGAAGAAAACTTTACTGTTGATTCATTTAACCCAAAACAAAGATTTATTTTAAATAATAGTGACATTGATACCGCATCAATTCGAGTTACTGTTAAACCAAGTCAAGATTCTCAAATTCAAAGAGTATATAAGCAGACACAATCTCTATTTGATATAGATTCTGAGTCACCAATCTTCTTTGTTCAGGAAGTTGAAGATGGAAGATATGAATTACTCTTTGGAGATGGTGTTTTTGGAATAAAACTAGAATCTGGCAATTTTATTGAAGTTTCTTACGTTATTAGTGAAGAAGGTTCATCAGGAAACAATATTGGAGCATTTGGATTTTCAGGAAGAATTATTGACACAAGAAATGGTGATCTAGTCAATGCTGCAATTTCACCAATCACCACTTTGCAATCATCATTTGGTGGTGCAGAGATTGAATCTGTAGAAAGTATCAAAAAGTACTCTACAAAGCAGTTTGCTGCCCAAGGAAGGGCAGTTACAGCAACAGACTATGAAACATACGTTAAGACTGTTTATAGCGATGCAGAGTCCGTCTCAGCATATGGTGGAGAAGAGATTTCTCCCCCAGAATATGGAAAAGTCTTTCTTGCCATCAAACCAGTTGAAGGTGCTTACCTATCAAACTTGATTAAGGATAATATTCTAACAAATCTTGAGAAATATTCGGTAGCAGGTATTGAACCAGTTATTATTGACCTCTCATACCTTTACGTTGAAATTTATACTACAGCATACTATAACACAAATACTGCACTTTCTGCTGCAGATATTGTAAGTAAGATTGAAAACTCAATACTTAAGTATTCAAACTCAGAAGAACTGAATAAATTTGGAGCAAGATTTAGATATAGTACATTCCAAGCAAAAGTTGATAATACTGATGATGCAATCACATCAAACATTACTCGCATTCTTTTAAGAAGAGATTTGAGAGTACTTCTCAATACTCTAGCAGAATATGAGATCTGTTTTGGTAATGCATTCCAAATTGACCCAACAAAATTTGGTTGCAGACTCAATGGATATACATACAACCTCCGTTCTTCTGGATTTAAGATTAGTGGAGTTACAGATACTCTTTATATTGGTGATAGACCACTCGATGGAAAACAAGGCAAATTATTCTTCTTTAAACTTGATGCAGAAATGAATCCAGTTGTTGTAAGAGATAATGTTGGAAAAGTTGATTATAAAAAAGGGGAAGTTATTTTATTCCCAGTAGTAATTACAGATACTGATTATAGAACACCGTTCCCAATGATCAAAATACAAGCAATTCCAATGTCAAATGACATTGTAGGACTTCAAGATTTGTATCTACAATTGGATGTAAATAGTAGTACAGTTAACGCTATTCCAGATAATATTCTTTCTGGAAATGATATTTCAGGTACCAACTTTGAAGCAACATCTAGTTACTCAGACCAAAAATTAACTTACTAATTGACCGCAAGAAATGATATCAACAGATCGCCAAAAAATCCGCACTCAAGACATTGTTGAGTATCAGCTTCCTGCGTGGGTAAGGGAAGACTTTCCATTAGTAGCATCTTTTTTCAAAACTTACTATACTTCTCAAGAAGCTGTAGGTGCTCCTACTGACCTAATTAAGAATCTAACAAGTTATGTTTCTCCACAGGTCATTGCTGATGGAAGAGAGAGCACAGAATTAAAAAAGACTATTGATTCATTTGATACAACAATTGTATCTAATTTTAATCTTGCAAACGATATTCAAGGTACTCTTGGATTTCCCGATAAGTGGGGTCTGATTCAAATTGATGAAGAGATCATTTTATATGAAAGTAAGACAAGAAATGAATTCCTGAATTGCGTCAGAGGGTTCAGTGGTACCACTTCTTACAAAACACCCAACGAACCAGACCAACTTACATTCAATACATCAGAAGCAACGGAACACGCATCTGGTGCGAAGATCATTAATTTAAGTGCTCTTCTATTAGCAGAATTTTTTACAAAATTAAAATACTTATATACTCCAGGATTCGAAGAGCGCAAATTAGATGATGAATTAAATAAGCGTTTATTTGTCTCCAGAGCGATTGATTTCTACTCCTCAAAAGGATCGCAAGAATCGTTCGATATTCTCTTCGGAGCACTCTATGGTGAGTGGGTAGAAGTCTTTAAACCAAGGAAACACCTCTTCAGACCTTCTGATGCTAAGTACAGATTGACATCTGACTTGGTTGCAGAGATTGTTGAGATTCCAGATGATGCTTCTCCTTATGACGTTTTAAATAAAACTCTATACCAAACAGATCATCCAGAGTATGGAATCCGTGGAGCAGCATCTCCAATCACCAATATCTCTAAAGCAACTTATGATGGTAAGGATTATTATACCATCAGTCTAGATGCTGATTATGATAAGGACATTCGTCTTACTGGTGCAACATTCGGTGAGTTCTCAGTTCATCCAATTACGAAGACAACTACATCAACTGCATTTGGAACTAGTTTCATTGATGTAGATTCCACGATTGGATTTCCAGAGTCTGGAGAACTATTCCTCAACTACAATGAGCAAATTTCTGGAGTTCTATCTTATGAAAGAAAGACTTCCACACAATTTATTGGCGTAACAGGAATTAGTCAAGATATTGACCAATATACAGATGTACGTTTAAACGTAACTGTATTTGCAAATACGGGAATTGGTTCTATTCATTATAGAATTGGATCTGTATTAAGTCAAGATCAAATCGAGACCCCTAACTGGTATTTTAGTGATAATGACTATGGTCAAATTGAATCTTTAGGTATTCAAACTTCTGGTGGCAGATCTGAGGGTTGGATTTATAACCATTCAATCAAAATTGAACTAGAGTCTTTTGATGGTACAAATGGAACATCCTATGTTGAACATAACCTTACTTTAGAAGATAAGGTTTGTTTGGTAGATCCTAGAGGATCTGTATATGTTGGATCTATCAACTCAATTTCTGATGCATACACATTTTCAGTTGTATTTGATGGTGGAGCATCTCCTTTTATTGATTCAAACTTCCAATATTCGATTTGCACTGAGATTCTAAAACCAACCATATCTACAAAGAATGTAGAGTCTTACCAGTATCTGGAGAATTTACAGTCTAACATTCAGAATACTTATGCTGACTTTTCTGGGGAAGTATTAGTCAATTCTTCTTCTTTACCTGCTTATTCTGATATTCCTTTGGATTTTTATGATAGGAAGATCAATTTAGAAGGAACTTATAATGGAGAAATATTCACAGTTCCAAGTTCTGTTTCTGATCATGGATACTTTACTGGTGAATCTGTATATTACAAGACATACTTCTATGAAGCAAAGGATTCTTTTGGAAATGTCATTAAAGACGAAAATGGAAATCCAGTTCTGATAGAAAACAAGTTGGAAGGAATGTCTGAAGGCATTTACTTCATCAAGAGAATTGATGCTAGTTCCTTTAGACTTGCATCAAGTCCTCCAAACTTGTTCAAGGAAGAGTACGTCAGCGTTTCTGGTACTGTAGAAAAAAATAGTCTCATCTACGTTGATTTTAATAAAAAGATCATTCAAAACCAGAACTTACTTAGAGAAGTAAAATTACCTGTCAATAAAGGTGAGGTATTTGAAACAGAACCTGGTACAACAGGTGTCTTAGTTAATGGTGTAGAGATTCTAAACTATAAGTCTAAGGACATCATCAATTACGGTAAGATTGAAGAAATCGTTGTAACTGCTCCAGGAAGAAATTTCGATATTATTAACCCACCAGTTCTTGAGATCACTGATCAAAAAGGTTCAAATTGTAATGGTCTTGTTGCTGTTGCTGGATCGATGCTACAACTCGATCTCTTGGAGAATGGATTTGATTATGTTAAAGATCCAGTAATTACCATTAAAGGTGGTAATGGAAGAGGTGCTGTTGGTGACATCAATACTGAACTAATTGATTATAGTGTTGAATTTGATCCAAGTGCAGGTATTAACACTGTTTCTAATACGATTGGATTCTCGACCTTCCATAAATTTAGAGAAATTGAGCACGTTATCTATAGAAATGATGACCAAGATGGTGTTCAGGGTATTGTTACTGACGCAAGATACTATGCTAAACCTATTGATGGCGTTACAGTAGAACTGTATAACAATAGAGAAGATTTAAGGACAGGAATCAATACTATCAGTCTCATCGGACCTGGTGGTGGCGCAAACCACAGTCTTGAGTCTGTAGGGAAGAAGAAGATCGTCTATAGTGTTGGCGTAGGTTCTTTTGGATATGACTATCAAAATAAAGAAAGAAGAGTAACTGAAGTTGGAATCAATACTGCTTCGCATATTATTTCAATCAAGAATCATGAGTATCAGGACAAAGATATTGTTCTATATTCTTGTACGGATACAGAGATTCAAGGTCTTTCTACAACAACTCCATATGTTGTAACCAAGATCAACGATAATGACTTTAAACTATCTCTACAGGGCATTGGAACTGGTGCAGAGTATCAAAACTACTTTGATAAGAAGTATATTGAATTAAAATCTTCTGGTGTAGGAACTCATTCATTTAACTATGAACCAATCACAGTCACTGTCGATGGTGAGATTGGAATTGCTACATTTGCAGATAATGTAGGTACAGATTTCATTGCAAAAGTTCAACCTCTATTCAGAGGAGAGATTACTTCCGTATTTGTTGAAAATCATGGTCAGCAATATGGAACAGAGGATATTATTAACTATGAGAGGCAACCAAATTTTGAAACTAAGTCTGGAGAAGATGCTGGATTAATTGCTATTACCAATGGCGGACAAATTGTTGAAGTTCTAGTCACTTTCCCTGGATCTGGATATTTTGCTCCACCAAAACTAGTTGTCAATGGTTCTGGTGAGTATGCAGAACTCGTTCCTCTCCTAGAAGATGGAATGATTGTTGGGACAAAGATCAAAAATCCTGGTGTTGGATATTTTGGTAATGTTACTATTGATATTATTCCTGCTGGAGAGAATGCAGCATTCTTTGCAGAGATTCAGGAGTGGAGAATTAACCTATTCCAGAAGAGTCTTCCTATTATTGGACAAGATGATGGAGTACTAACTCCCGCAAGAAATGATGACTATGGTATTGAATATACTCATCTATATGCACCAAGAAAACTTAGGGAAGTTCTTTTACAGAAAGAACCAAATGGTGACATCCGATATGGAAGTTACGATCTAATCAAAATTGGTAACGAAGAAAGTGATTCAAAGTATCACTCACCAATTATTGGTTGGGCGTATGATGGAAACCCAATTTATGGTCCATATGGATTCAATACACCTGCTGGTGGTGCGCTTCGAGCAATGGTTAGTGGATATGTCAGAGATAATGATATCATCAACAGCATCAACAGACCAGTTCTAGTCTCTGGATCTTTTGTTGAAGATTTTGTCTTTACTGGAGAGGGAGATCTTGACGTTCATAATGGTAGATGGTGTATTACTCCAGAATATCCAAATGGAGTATATGCATACTTTGCTACTATTGATAGTGGTTCTACACAATCTTCGGGTGTAT